CTGTTCCGGCAGATACTGCTGTTATATCTCCAACATCATTTGTGATCCATGTAAAATCCATGTCGGTGTTTGTTGCTTTAGATAATATTTGACCAGTCGTTCCACCTTTAAGATCAACCAATGATGTATCAATGGCTGAACCAAGTGTTCGAATAGCAGCTGCGCCATCCTTAACCAGATCTGTGTCATCCGGTGTTTCCCAATTAAAATTCGTTGTGTTTGCCATATTAGGCTACTGCTCCTATCGCGTTTTCCCATGTTAGTATAGCGGATAAAGTGTTCCAAGCTTCTGAGGCTGATACTTGCTCCCATTGCAATGCAACCTGAGAGAACTCGATCGGACTCAAATTTATGGTTAAGAATAACTCGTTGAATCTTGTACTCCAACGCCAGCCTTCAACATAACCTTCAAATTGACCAGTTGAGGCTATTTGAACAGGCAAGTCTGTTATTCGTAATGGCTGACCAATAAAGATCCCAAGTAGGGCATCTCTGTCAGCATCATCAATTTCTGAGTTGGTTATTGGGAAGGTTATGCGATCAAGCAATGGTCTTGGATAGGCTCGAAGGTCAATATAGCGATCAGCCACAGCTTGAGCATCAGTTGCATCATGAAGCAATGAATTAATGGTTTCGCCCTTATAGCCAAAGTTGGCAATAGATGTTGCATCGGTGGCACTTACCTGAGATCCAAAATTGTTGCCATAATTGATATAAATATCATTGCGAACATCAGCAGATCGAACCAAAGTTCTTAAACCTGCACCAATTGCAGTATTTGCTGAAAGATCGATGTAGCCATTATTGGCAAGATAATTCTGTCTATGAATAGCATCGGCATATCCAATGCGACCTTGATTGTCCTCGTATAAAACACCAAAGGCTGAATCTGCAATTTTGCTTGCTATGTTGTAAATGGTATCTGGGTTAGATGTTCGGTTTTCCATTTCATATTGACCCGGACGATCAATCTCACCAAGTCCAGTATTTTCAGCATTTGCCCAAGTTATTGTTGGGTCATATCCAGCCCATGTTTCAGCTGCTGGTACTTCATTCCAATTGTTTAGTAATAGATCTGCCAATAAAGCATAGATTTGATCTCCGTCATCATCTTGAGCAAGAATGCCGTCGGTAATGATTTTAGGCAGTTTGGCTAATGATCCCAAAGCAAGAATTGTGTATGAATAGGTTTTGGCAATAGATGATGCTGTCGCCACCTCGGTGGTTAAATCAGTTATGTTGCCACCAAATAAAGTAATAAAAGCATTTGTGCTGTCTTTGACTTGTAAGGCTATGCCATCATTAATTTGGAAATTGTAGTTTTCATTATTCAATGCCACCAAAGTAAATTGTAAATAGGATGGCAATGGTTGAGAATAAATATCCTCACGACCAGATTGATGAACTATGTCAGCAATTGCAACATCGGTGTATTCAACCCCATTAACAGTTAATTTCCATTCAGGAGTAAATACGCTCATTAACCGCCCCTGATGCCTGAGTTATAGAGCTGTGGAACTGATCTCGATGCGCTGTCATTTAATACTTTGGCAACCGCTCTTGCAGCTGATTCACTATCGATTGCAGATACGGCAATGTTGTAAGTGTTTCCACCGGCTTGACCAAATGGTGTGCCAGCAGGATTTAATGTTCGACTTTGTTGAGTACCTAAAAAACCACCGGCTTGACCAGTTAAAGCAGATGGATTTGGAATGTATCCAATATCTGCTCCTGGCTTAATTAAATTTATTGCTTGAATTGCCCTGTTGGCAAATTCAATTAGCAAACCAACTGCTTCTTTAATAAATGTAATAAATCCTGAAATAATGCCAGCAGTAGTTTTGATTGCTGCACCGAATGATGCCGCACCTTTTTGGCTTTCGTCTAAAGCTGCTTTTAATCCAGCATCACCAGTTAATCCAGCAATAAATCCATTTAGGGTTGGAATACCAACTGTGTTTAGATAACCAATAAATCTTTCAACGAATGGCAGCAATGCATATCCAAGACTTTCTTTAGCTTCATCAAATCCGACTTTTAGACGATCAATTTTGCCTTGAAATGTTTCAGCGTTTGCACTTGCTGAACCACCATAAAGATCAGAAAGTTTTTGTTGAACTTCGGTGAAAGATAAAGTTGAAAGTTCAGCCTTTGATAAACCAAGACCTAATCTGCCTAGAGCTGTTGTATTGCCATCCTGAGCCCGACCCAAAGCATTGGCAACAGTTTCAAGATCTAATCCTCGACCTTTAGCAATATCTAAAGATAGGTTTAATAATTTTTGCGCTTCATTGACATCTTTTGTTGATACGGCTAAACGTTGGAATGCTGGTCTAAGTTGTTCATCGGCGACACCAGTTGCTAAAGATGTCTTGAGGATATAAGCCTCAGTTGCCGCTATTTGGGTCTCAGTAGCCCCTGTGGCGCTCTCTAACGCAGCAGCCAACCTCAACTGTGCCTGTTCGTCCTCTATCGCTGATTTGACCCCATCAACGGCTAATTTAGTGCCATAGGCAACGGCAGCAGCAGCAGCAACCGCAAATGCGGCAGCAGCTTTTTTACCAAACTCTGAAATCTTGCTTGAATTGCTTTCAACCGCTTTATCAGCTTCGCCTAACTTCTTTTTTAAGTCATCAACATCGGCAAGGATTGATAACTTTAATGTGCGATTACCGGTAGCCATTAAACCCATTCCTTAATAATTCGATCAAAACTTTGTTCCCATTTGTCAATTAATTCAGGCTGAATTCTGCGAAGGGTTGGATAGATAAACCATCCACGACTACCTCTGCCTTGCCGTCCTGAATAACTAGGGAATTGTTTGAATTTATTTGAACCAAACTCAATACCACCCCATAGGGTTTGCGTAGTAGCACCACCTGAAAATTTCTGTCTTGCGAAACCATAACTGAACTCACCGATTTTGCTGGACTTAGAGATGCTGACACCATCCGCAACTCTTTCCGCAACTTTGCGAGATTTTGTTCTAGTTCTAGCTGCTTGCTTAATTTCCTCTGATGCAAAATACGCCAACGCACCAGACTGCGCTCTTGCTTCTTCAGTAGCTTGTTCATCCATGAGTTTAAATGCTTTGTAAATATCACGCAGATCGGATTTGTTGTAGGCGATTGTTTCATTTGCCATTCCGTTTCTCCAATATCTCGATCGCTGTCAAAATGTCGTCTGCATCAACCCATTCGCTCATTGGTATGTGTGTGGCTATTGCCAACTCCACCAATAACCTGTTTAGGCTTCCTGCTTTGTGGCTTTTGGGTCTGCATCACCAACGATGACATCAGCTACAGTTTCCATCCAAATATCCATTGGTTTGATTGGTTTGCTTCCGGCAACTTCACGCTTATGAGCATGATAAGCCAAAAACATAAGATCCCAAATGCCAAGTTTTTCACTTGCTTGCCCAATGGTATTTCCTGTCTGCTTTTCCCATTTTGCCCACTCAGGCGGTTGGGCAATATAAGTTGCTTGCTCGCCTGAGTTATATTCAATTGTAATTGGTAGTTTCATTTTGCTCCCGTTTTATTTTTTAACTAAAGGTTTCTACTACTGCGCCTTTAGATACTGTGAATGTGAATGATACTGTCTGAGCATCAATACCTGAACCACCAGCAGTAGGAAACTCAGGCTTTACTGGAAACACAAATTGTGCTCCTGATGCAGCTGTAAGTGTCATGCTGATATCTGTATCTGGTGCTGATTCCGCAGCAGCCCATAGAGCCTCGCAAACTGAGTTTGCCTTGCCCCAATCTGCCAACATATCCAATTGGAATGTTCCAGAAATGTTTGTGGTCTTGTAAGCCTCGCCATCCATTGTCTGATAAACCTGACGCTCATTAACCTTTGTTAATACTGCGTTTGTCGCTTGTGCTTGAATATCTGTTCCACCTGTGAAAGATAAACCAACATCACGACCGGTAATTACGACTGTTGCCATGATTTCTCCTTATGCTGTTTGTGTGTAGTAGGTAGATACTCGAACATCTGCGATAAGCAGCGTTGATGCACCAACTTGGGTAACTGTCGGTCTTTCAACCGAGCTGACAACATATCCGGTTGGGATAACTGCCAGAACACTCATGATCAGTTGCTCGATATTGTCGAGCGATGCAGGATTGCTGTTATAAGCAACTGCAACTGAAATTGTAAAATTGATCTTTGCATGAATTGTAGTTTTGTTAATTGTTTCCAATTCAAGATAAGGACTATCCGGAACTACAACTACGGCTGGTGGAATAACTGATTCTGGAACAAATGAGTAAACATTTCCAGCAACGCCAGCAAGAGCAGTTGCTAAAGGTGTGCGAATATCTGAAAGAATTGTTGATGCTGGCATTTATTGACACATGCTTTCAACATCAAGATAAGGCCCGAGTAATCCTATGCAACGATTAAATAAACTTCTGCCCATCCTAAATGGAGTTGCTGTAAAATCTACTCCTTCGATTTGTCCTCCTGCTGCAACTCTTGATTGGAAAACTTCGACTGATACAACATAGACAGCTGATTCAACACTTTTGTTTCCAACATAAGTTGATGCGCTAGATAGGGTTGCAGTTCCGCTAGGTATAACATTTGCCTCATCGACATCGGCATTTGTGATCGCAGCTTCGAAGGTATATTGTCCAAGATTTGTATCAAGAACAGTTCTTGTTCCGTTGTAAGGTGATCCGCACCCTGCGATGACGACTGACTGTCCTTCGGTAAATTCATGAATGCCAAGTGTAGTGAAAGTGGCGACATTGTTTGTCAGCGACACTTTTTGAATTGGGCTTTTGAATGAAACTAACATTGGCAGAATTGTGTTTTCTGCGGTGTCGATGATGCCGTTTAAGTATGTGTCATCATAAAGAGCTGACGACACACCAAGCACACTTCTTAACTGACTGGCAGTAATAATGGTTGGCATGTCGTCCTCTCTTAACTCCCATTTATAGCTGCCTGAGATCGGGAGCAACCTCAGGCATGATTTATCAGGTTAGGTTGTAGCGACGAACTCCACCGGCAACAAGAACGCCAGTTGCTAGATAACCATAAAGCATAGTCTCAATCTCACCGCTGACC